CTTCATCGTCAGAGTCTTCGGAATCTAGTTCTAGTGAGTCATCTTCATCGGAATCCTCTAGTTCTGAGAGTTCGTCTAGTGAATCAAGCGAATCATCGTCTTCGGAATCCTCAGAATCTTCGAGTTCTGAGAGTTCTTCCTCCGAATCCAGCGAAAGTTCTAGTTCTGAATCTTCCTCATCAGAGAGCAGCGAATCTAGTTCCTCAGAAAGTAGCGAATCATCAAGTTCTGAATCCTCGGAGAGTTCCAGCAGCGAAAGCAGTTCTTCTGAATCCTCAGAAAGTTCTTCTTCTGAATCGTCTTCATCCGAAAGTTCTTCTTCCGAATCAAGTTCCAGTGAATCCTCAGAATCTTCCAGTTCAGAAAGTTCGGAATCCTCATCAAGCGAATCTAGCTCTAGCGAATCTTCATCGTCAGAGTCTTCGGAATCCTCGTCTTCTGAGAGTTCCGAGAGCAGCTCTTCAGAAAGCAGTAGTAGCGAATCATCCAGCAGTGAAAGCTCAGAAAGCTCGTCCAGCGAATCCAGTAGTTCTGAATCGTCTTCCAGTGAGAGCAGCGAATCCTCTTCCTCTGAATCGTCCGAATCCAGCTCATCTGAGTCTTCGGAAAGCTCTTCGTCTGAGAGTAGCGAATCTTCCAGTTCGGAATCCTCGAGCAGTTCCAGTTTTTCAAGTTCGTCATCATCTCTCTCATCCAGTTCTTCGAGCAGATCTAGTTCCTCTGAATCAAGCGAATCCAGTAGTTCTGAATCGTCTTCCAGTGAGAGCAGCGAATCTTCATCTTCTGAATCGAGTAGTAGTGAATCTTCCGAGAGCAGCAGCAGTGAATCTTCTGAATCTTCATCAAGCAGCTCTTTTTCATCTGTAGCTTTGGCAGAACTTAGAACGATGACGGTTGCAAAAGAAAATCGATTTATCGATGTGGCATCTGAGGATCGAGTTATTACCGTTTAGGAAAATAAGGACAGCGGTTGTTAATGAATAGCAAATATAATCTTGAATACTATGAGAACATGTTGCGCCAGTATAGTGCAACAGCAGAAATGATAAGTAAAAAGCGCTGGGAATGGATTGCGGAGTTTAACCCAAAAACTGTTCTTGATTATGGTTCGGGAGTGGGTTGGTTTCGGGCATGGAGGCCACAAGGAATTATCGTTGATAGTTTTGATATAGGTCAATACCCACAGACCGATATATCCCTTATCATTTATGACGTGACATGCTTTTGGGATGTGCTCGAACATATCCATGATTGGAATGAGCTTGATCCTGTTTTTGCATTATCAAAGGTTGTAGCCGGAACTATACCGATCAAGCCGAAAGATGTACTGTTTAGCGATTGGAAGCATTTTAAGCCAGGTGAACATCTACACTATTGGACTGAGGAAACACTCGATGCCCTGTTTAAGCGATATGGCTTTATAAAGACCAAATGGGGAAACCCTGAATGGCCCCCGCGAAAGGATGTGATGAGCTTTGCCTATACCAGAAGTTCTTGATTTTGAGGTACGGAAGAAATTCACAGAAGGGATTAAGTCTGGTCATTATTTTATTACGATTACCGTCTATGACAAGGCAAATAAAAAACTGAATCATTATCAGGTAACGCGGGAATTTCCGATTGAACAAAGATTACACTCACTTTCAGAACTTGTAAAGCTAATAAGTGATGAGCCACAGGAAAATAATCCTTAAACAGACACAATCCCCTGGGGATGTGCTGACTATGAGTAGGGCAGTTGCGGATTTAAAAATGTCTTATCCAGAGTATGAGATTGACGTTAGATCGCCCTGTCCGGCTATATGGGAAAATAATCCGCATCTGACAAAACTCGATGAGGGGGCCGAAGATGTTGAGGTTTTCAATATCGAATACGGAAGAGATGGAAGCGGCATTCATGAGTCTGGTTGGAAAGGCCAGCATTGGACAGATGCCTATAGAGAAGATATTGAAAATCAGTTGGGGGTAACGATAGTCAAAACAGGGATTTGGCCTGAACTTTATATATCGGAAAAAGAAAAGCACTGGATAAATCAAGTAGAAACAGAGTTCAGCTGGCATGGGGGTTTTTGGTTACTCAATGCAGGCCACAAGCCGGATAATGAATTGAAGCAATATCACCGATGGCAGGAATTTGTTGATCTTTTCAATGACCATTTTAAGGGTAGTATCCGGCTTGTTCAGGTGGGCCATAAGAGCCATGTGCATCCAGAATTAAATGGAGCCTACAATCTCATAGGAAAAACCGATTTAAGGCAATTTATCCGGCTTTGCTGGTGGGCACACGGTACGGTAGGGCCCCTATCATTTCAACTAGTAATGGCTGCGGCCTTTAAAAAACCTCACGTAGTAGTTGCAGCAGGCAAAGAAGGTATCCGGTGGCACATATACCCTAATGGAAGATACCTTCATACGCTGGGAGCTCTTAAATGCTGTCACTATGATGGGTGCTGGAAGGGCGGCAAATATGGTGATTGTGTGGATAGGGTATATGAAATTCCACGATGTTTTTGCCTAATCAAACCGCAAATAATACTGGATGCAGTAACGAGTTATTATGAAGGGGGAATTCTTGGACTCGAAAGAGGTATATAACGCAGTTGCTCACGATAAAGGCAAAAGCCTGCGCGAGAAAGAATGCAAATGGCTAATAGAATTCTGTTTTAAGTTTCAACCCAAAGTGGTTCTTGATGTGGGAACTGGTTGGGGTGTAACCGGCAGGATTTTTTCACTGACAGCCGATCGGGTTTACAGTATTGATAAGGCGATTAGTGGCTATGCTCGCCAACAAATTGCAGAACATGGAAATCCTGAACGAATTACTTTTATTCAATCCGTTTCTATGGATGCTGTTTTACCGATAGAACCCCACTCAGCGGATTTATTGTTTATAGATGCGGGGCATCCTACGCTTTATGTGATAGCTGATTTCCTGAAATTTTCCAGATACGTGAGGGATGGGGGCATTATCTGTTTCCACGATTGTGACCGTAGGGATGTTTTAAATGCACTAGAAATAATACAAGGGCAGGACCCGAAACTGCAAGAAGGATACGCCCTGAATCTCATTGATGTAGTGGATATTACGCGTGCGTATTATTGGAATCTGGAACCTCAGTTTAAGTCGGTAGATATTAACAGAGTACACCCAGAGAAAGCAAAATGAAACTATATCTCCCTTGGGTCGCTGAATTTGGTTCGGAACTGCTTAAGCATGTCCCGATGATCTATGCCGACAAAGAGGAAAAGATTGTTTGTTATGAGGAAGGGAAGGATTGTCTTTATCCCAATGCAGAGCATCGGCATACAATTCCAAGGATAAACGAGAGCATTCGCAATACAGCTGTATCTCTCAATCAAGATGAAATATGGAGTGCGATCAAAGAACAATATGGACCAGGGTATCAATATATCACACCATCTACAGCCTATAATATTAGGACAGCACAGTTCTTTGTGCCAGAAACACGGGATTATGATTTTGAAACTGATGTTGTTGTTTTCCCCCGCTGGCGGCATACCTGTGTTCGGAAAAATTGGGATAAATGGCCCGGCCTGATTGAGATGATACAAGCCGAGGGACATAGAGTATTTTCCGGTGGTGCAGGAGATATGAGTTTTAAGGCGAAATGTCCCGCCGCGAAAGATTACGACAATGAACTTGAGGCGTCAATTTGGGCCATTAAGCATAGCAAACTCAGAATCGGTATTAACAGTGCGTTACCGATACTTTCTCTCATGTGTGGGATGAAACCCTGGATTTTAACCAATGAACAGACTGCTCATTGCATACAGAATAGACCGGGAGATTTTATAAATTGGACTTATTATTATGCCGCAGATCATCTCACAGTCCGGTGGAAAATATTGCCATACCTAGAGGAACCCAAAAAGATTATTAGAGAGGTAAATGAGTGGATGCTAAGTGTGCCATAGTGGTGCCAGTTTCTCAGAATTATGAAATTGGTCTAAGAGTGTTTCTAAAGAGCTTCTTGGAGTATCACCAGAGAGAAGATATTGGCATTGTCCTTTTAAATTATGATTTGCCTGATAATTGGCTTATGGATCTACCTCTTGAAATAGAAATCATTCAACTTGATAGATCAAAACCCCCGCAAATGATCTGCAAATTAGAAGGCTATCGTTATGCTGGCCAGATGGACCGCGTGACTATGCTTGCTGATGCAGATAGCTTTTTTTGCGGAAACGTTAAGCACTTATTCGATATTGCAAGTCTCGGCTATATCATGGGAAGCGCAAATGGGCAAAATCTTATTTTCCAGAAAGATTACGAAGAACATACAGGAATCAAAGGAATAGCGGGAAAAGTTAATCACAGAACAATAGCGGCCCCCCTAGTGATAGATCCTAAAGAACATGGGCACCTCTTTGTGGAAGCGGTAGAGACATGGGAAAACATCGGTCAGCATCATGGCACATCTATCTGGATGTTATTCAATGCGATGGTAGCGAAGCATAATAAAGTTGATAAGGTGATATCTTTTCCGGCCCAGCAGTTGACGAATCTCCACCAGAAGATGCTCAAACAGGGAACGAGAGTGCGGAAGGTCGATGGTAAATTAATGACTGAAGATGGCCTTCAGGTGCTTATGGTTCATGATAAATGGTGGAAGCAGAATTTTCTTGATGGCCTTATGACAATGGGCGAACGATATTCAAACAGTTTAAGCACACACAACTACCTTGCTCAATGGAAAGCGAGCAGGGATTTAATAAAAGAAGAATTTGAGAGGTATCTCATATGATTACTTTCATAAAAGATCCCCATGAAGTCCTTGATTATGGGTTTGATTGGAACGATACCGATAATGGGGGGCCCTGGCTGGAAACAGGGGATACGATTAGCACAAGCACCTGGAAAGTACCCGCTGGAATAACAATGGATTCAGAAACCGAAACAACTACAACGACAACTATCTGGCTTTCGGGTGGCACGGTAGGGGCTGTTTATAGAATAACAAATAGAATTGTAACCGTCGGTGGCCGGACAGCTGATCGCTCATTTTACATAAGGATAGCAAATAAATGATAGCTACAAGAACAGTAAATCCGTATACCGAGCCCGTGACCTTGGATGAAGTTAAAGATCATCTGAGAATCGAACATACAGACCATGATAGTCAATTATTGGGACTTATCACGGCAAGCCGCGATTGGGTTGAATCCTATACGAATAGGGCTTTGGTGCAGCAGACTTGGAAATACTATCTTCAAGATTGCCCTTCGGGGGATGAATTTGAATTGCCTTTTCCGCCTCTACAATCGGTGACATCAATCAAATACACCGATTCAGATGATACTGAAACGGAATGGAGTGATACAGAATATGAAGTTGATACCGATTCAGAACCAGGGCGGGTTATTTTGGCTTATGGTTATACATGGCCCTCGACCACATTGCACCCCAAAAACCCGATTAAAGTTGAATATATAGCCGGGTATGATAGTGAGGGCAGCCCAGCCGATTATCGTGTGAATATTCCCGAGGCCATCAAGAATGCCATAAAGCTGGATATAGAAATCCGTTATGATAGGCCGAATGATGCCTATTTGAAGGTATTACAGAGTGCACGAGATAGCATACTTGCACCCTATAGAATATGGAGTTTTTAACGAAAGGAGAAAACCGATATGTCAACAATTACACTAGCCAGCCAGTTCAGCACCCGCAATCTGAAAGAGATGGTGCTTTGGGAAACCGTCACTTGCGGCGATACCGGGTCTGTTTACGATGTTCCTAATTGGGCAAACTCGCTCACGGTTCAAGTACACGGAACTTTTACGGATGATGCTTCACCGGCAAATACTGCAACCTTGACCATGCAGGGTAGTAATGATGGCGCCAATTGGGCAACGCTTCACGCCGATGATGGGAATGATGTCACGTTTACCGCTGCGGGTATGGAAATTATTGCCGAATTGCCTGCGTATATCAGGCCGAGTCTCAATCAAACTTCCGGTGGTGATGTCGATGTTTATCTGTTTGTGAGGAAAGCATAGTGGCTAAATCGGGCCGCATGGACAAGAAGATCACGATTCAATACTGGGTGGATGATTCCCCCGCCCAAGATGCCTATGGTGCGCCTTCCGGAACCTGGACAACATATGCAGTGCGATGGGCCGAGAAGATAGATAAGGGCGGCAGGGAGTTCTTTACAGGTGGCCTTGTCGGTGAGGCAACCTGCATGTTCAAAATACGTTGGGTGGATGGTCTGACAACGAAAATGCGAATCAGTTACGATAGCGAGTATTACGATATCATCGGCATTGCTGAATTAGGCCGGCAGGATACGCATGAGATAACGGCAAAGGTGCAATCGTAATGGCGAATACAACCGATTTTAAAATCGAAGGCGGGGAAATGCTTATGAAGCTCTTAAAAGATTTCCCGCATAAGATTCAAGAGACCGTTTTGGACAGTGCGGTAAGTGCTGGGGCAAATGTAATCAAAAAGGAAGCACGGAATAACATCAAGCAGAATGGTTCTATCCGTACAGGTAGGCTTTATAATTCGCTGAAAACGGCAAAAGTCAAAGGGATTCATGGTGTCTATCGTATCTTCACACAACGGGGATATGCTCGAGGTGGTCAGTCGGCTCCGCATGCCCATTTGGTTGAATTCGGAACCGCACCCCGTAAACTGAAAGAGCCTCATTACGTGCAAATCAACGGCA